TTGGTAGGTGATTGACACGGTGAAGGGCCTCATGCTGTCACCTTAGGGCGCTCCATTAAAACGAAGCCGTTTTTTGTTATAGTAATTTTATTTTTTTTGCCGTGGTAATCGCAAAAGCCAAGCAGGTGAGCATTTAAGCGCGCAAGGCTTGTTGATTGAGCGTGCAACTCATGGTCGCTTTCTTCGCTGCCTACGGCGTGCATTTTAAACTTGCCGCAAAATCTAAAAACGTTCACGGTAACGCCTGTTTCAGTTTTATAAGAATAAACATCATTACCGACTGATTGCCCGCTTAACTGTAGTTTTTGAAATTGGCTTTTAGTCAGCTTCGGGGCTTTTAATTTGTGTGTGTTAATCATTAGATCTGCTCCTACTATGCGTGGGCTGTGTGTAAAATTAAGTTACGCTTACCGGTAAGCTTGCGGCCAATGGCTAAAGCTGCGTCGCGTATACCTGTTTCACCAACGCCGCCAAAGCGTGTGTCTAGGGCAATGCCAGCGTTTGCAATGGCCTCATCTATTACAGTGCTTTCTTTGCAGTAGCCGCCGCCGGTTGCCTTGCCATAGCCTGTGCCGTAGCTGTCGGCGCTGTGGAACCAAGCGCAGCAATGAAAAGCAGAACCTGTGACATAAATGCGAAAGATTGCAACGCTTTGGTATGTCTTTGGATCCATAACAACAAGCTCTTTGTAAAAGCCATTTCTAACGCGATCACGCTTTGCGCCTATTTCGCTGTCTTGCAGGTTGACTGATAATACTTTCATTTTCTTTGCTCCTTAAGTTAAACGGTCGAATAAAGGCAGGCCAAACACTTGCGCGTTTAGGTCTACTTTTGGGGTGATAATTTCAAAGACTATTTGCGCATGGCAACGCTTGGCGCGGTATTCACTCAAAGGCTTAACGCCGCCTTGATCGGCAACCTTTCCATCTTGCAAGACTTGCGCATGGCTACCTGAGAGAATTAAGTAAGTAGCGCCGGGCTTAGCTGTTTCTTTGGCAAAGCGGCTAATGCTTATTTTATAATTAAAGGTGCGCTCAAATTTTACGCCGAGTTCTTTAAGTGCGGGCACAAAAAGCTGAGTATGCATACCGCCGCGCCATTTTGAGCTATAACCTGCAATGCGCTGCACAATGCCTCGCACCTTGCTGTGCTGCTCGCCCGATACGATAGCAAGAGCCGTGACGCCGCAATGTGGCCGGTTCTGATATTTAGGGTCAAGCGCTGCGTCTTCTGGTAGTGCAAGTCGTATCATGCTGAAAGGCTCCGAGTTGTTACAATGCGATCATCCTTCATTTGTCACGATGTGTCAAACAATAATTTAAGCAATAAGCAAAAAAAACATATGTAGTAGACGAACAGACTGAAATGCGCTACAAATGGTATATAATCGCAAGTTGTTGTGCTTGGTTGTTCCTCCTGTCTAAGCCTGTTGCGATTACTGTTCTCAATAACTTGCCCTGCTATGCGGGGCATTTTTTTTACTAGGAATGCAAATGCCATCACGTACCGTCAATGCACAAATCATGGAAAAGATTGTCGATAGATTAGCGCAAGGCGAAACACTTGTAGACATTACAGCCGATGATGACATGCCCACGTATCGTGCCGTCACAAGGGCAGTAGCAAGCGATGATGACATGTTCGAGCTATACAGACGCGGTAGGATCTTGCAGGCAGAGTATTACAGCGACAAGATAAATAAGCTGGCTATGGAGCCATTACCAGAGGGCGGTGATGTGCGGCACCTCAATGCAGAGGTGAACAGACGCAGGCTGGAAATAGACACTCTCAAGTGGACAACGGCACGCAATCAGCCGTTCGGCGTGCGTGACAAAAAGGAAGACACAGCGCAGCAATCACAGACGGTTACAATCAGTTGGGCCGGGGGAGATGTGGCCGTCAATGCAGTGGATGTGGTCGAACATGATGAGGAAGTAAGGCACTGAAAGACCGCAATAGTAAAGGCTCTGTGCGTCCGATCTACGCGCGTGAGGCAGGCGAGGCACAACCATAAAGCGAGTACAAGCCTTCGCAATCGCAGCCGCCTTGCTAAGTCATTGTAATTACACGCATTCTTAATCGCATAATACGTATTATGTAAAGTTTTTACAGAATGCCGACCCCCCACCCCCCGCGCAACCGCCCGCCCGCGCTTACTACATAATACACCCCAACACAGTACACCCACACACGGAGCCCGTATGAACGCCGAAAGCACATCTATGCTGTCACACATCAAAGAGTTGCGTAGGCTTACTGTGGACGCTCCTAGCGCCTCTGAGCGTCATGAGGCTGCTGTGTTATTGATTGATTTGTATGAGCAGGTGTTAGCGCGTGCTGGTTTGCTGACATTCCGCGGAAAGACGAAGCACTGATGCATATTGAGATACCGTATGAGCCGCGCACGTTGCAGCGATCATTGCATGATGAGATGCAGTCTAAGCGTTGGGGTGTTGTTGTTTGTCATCGTAGGTTTGGCAAGACGGTTTGGGCTGTTAATCATATATTGCGTGATGCGTTGATGAGTGGGAAGGAAGCGCCACGTTATGCGTATATGGCTCCGACTTATCGTCAGGCTAAGAATGTGGCGTGGGATTATATAAAGCAGTTTGCTGGCAAGATACCGGGCGTGAAGTTTCATGAGACTGAATTGCGGTGTGATTTGCCTACTGGTGCTAGGATAAGTTTATTGGGTGCGGAAAATCCCGATAGTTTAAGAGGCATCTATCTTGATGGCTGCGTGATGGACGAGGTCGCTGACATGCCTGAGAATGTATTTCCAGAGGTATTGCGGCCAGCTTTGTCTGATCGAAAGGGTTGGTGTGTATTTGTTGGTACGCCTAAAGGTCACAATGCTTTCTATGAAAAGTATGAGGAAGCTGTTGGAAATGATGATTGGTTGGCTGCGATATACCGTGCGTCTGAGACTGGTATATTGGACGATGAGGAATTGGAAGCTGCCAAGGTGATGATGAGTGTAGACCAGTATGCTCAAGAGTTTGAGTGTAGTTGGAATGCGAATGTTCCCGGTGCTATTTATGGCAAGGAGCTTGAAGAGATTACGGCTTCTGGTCGGGTTTGCAGTGTGCCGTATGATCCGTCTGTTCGTGTGGAGACTTGGTGGGATCTTGGTGTTGGCGATAGCACCGCGATATGGTTTACGCAGACTGTTGGCCGCGCCGTTCACGTTATTGATTACTATGAGAATAGGAATGAGGGTTTGCCACACTATTGCCAAATTCTCTCAGCAAAAAAATATTTATATGGCGATCATAATGCTCCGCATGATATAGAGGTAAGGGAGTTAGGTTCTGGTAAGAGCCGTAGAGAGGTTGCTTGGGATTTGGGTTTGAATTTTAGAGTTGTTCCTAAATTGCCTGTTGAGGATGGCATACACGCTGCGCAGATGTTGATACCGCGTCTGTGGTTTGATCGTGATGCGTGTAAAGATGGATTGGAAGCGTTGCGGCAGTATCACCGGGCGTACAATGAGAGGACGCGCAGTTTCCGGGCGAACCCGGTGCATGACTGGTCTAGTCATGCGGCTGATGCGTTTAGATATTTGGCAGTTGGTTTACGTGAAAGTCGCGGTAATATGCGGCCACCACAGATGCAGGCTGTCATGGACTATAACCCTTTTGCGGCATGAGGTGAGATATGGGTGATCCAGTAACGGCAGTACTTGGCGCGGTAGCGGCTGGTAAGGCGCTAGACATTGATTTATTAGGCGGTGGCAAGAAGGAGAAGAAAGAAAAGCCTAAGCCTGCTCCCGCCCCGGCACCGGCTCTTACACCGCCGCCTGCACCTAAGCCACCTAAGCCACCAGCGCCTAAGCCCAAGCCTAAGCCTAAGCCTAAGCCCGCTGCAAAGCCTAGTCCGACTGAGGGCAGGGGTGCGCCTAAGAAGCCTGATACTGGTGCTGGCACAACGACTGCAAAGGCGGGCAGAGAAGAGGCTGCTATTATTAAGGAGCAGGCAGAAGGCGCAGCGGAGGAAAAGGTTGCGGAGACTGCTAAGAAGGGGCGGCGCTCTACGATTGCCACAACGCCTCAAGGCTTGTTGACTTCTGAGCCTGCTACGCGCCGCAGACGTTCACTGATGGGCGGTTTAATCAAGTGATGATGCGCAAGAACATTGCTGGCGAGATGGGTGCACGCTCTTCTCAGCCAGCTAAGCGCCGCGCTGATTTGACTGTAGATCCTTTGGAACGGCTTAATCAAAAGATGGCTGGTCGTACTCAGGGTGGATCTGTTGAGGGTTTAAGTCCTGAGCAGAAGAAAAAGAAGCGTTCTATTATGACTAGCTACGGGATGATGTGATGCAAGTATTGCCAATGATTGCGCAGTTAGATCGGCGTTATAAGACTTTGCAAAGCCAGCGCTCTAATTGGGAGAACCATTGGCAAGAGCTTGCGGATTATATGTTGCCACGTAAGGCAGA